TCGGCTTGGCTTGAGCAATCGTTTGGCTGGAATCCTTTACTCAATGACGTCAGTGATGCCGTCAAAGCGTATCAGAGGCTAGTCAAACCTGTGCAGACCTTCAAACTGTCTGCCAGTGCGTCCAAAACTTACGATCGCACGAAGGACCGAAGCACGACCTATTGGCCGGGCTATCAGTCTACGTATGACAGTGGTTGTACTTTTCACACTGTCAGTTCTTGGTTTTTAGAGAACGTAAAAGTTCGTTATAAGGGCGCGTTAATTGCTCGAGTGAATGCTCCTAGTTGGCAGAATAAAGATCTCTTTGGCTTTGAGCCTCAGAACTTTATACCTGCTGCATGGGAACTTTTACCCTGGAGCTTTCTCGCTGACTACTTCACCAATATTGGTGACATCCTTGATGCTTCTATCGTCAGTACTAGAAATCTGGCGTGGGTCAACAAAACTGTGATTAAGACTATTTATAAACATGGTCTTTTTCGTCAGATCTGGGGAGCCGCTCCAGGTGGTTCAGGATGGACGAAAGCCTCAATGAGTGGTAGTCAAGGTCATCACTTTGCTAAACAGAAGAGCCTTGTCCGTTCTGCAAATGTAGGTATGAGTATGCCTACTTTACAGTTCAATTTTGATTTAACGGGGGGTCAGCTAGCAAATATTGACGCCTTGTTGACTCAAGCTAATGCTCTTCATCCGCAGCATAACCCTCGGCATTGGCATCGTTAGATGCCTTGCTTATTTGAGGATTAATCATGAGTTTTACTCTTACAAGCCCGATAACGGGTTTGGCGCAGACGGGGCTCACGTCCCCTACCTATACGCATGTCACTGACGCTGCCCCGGATATTACCGGGAAACAGGTCGCTGTCACTGCGCTTGGTGGGACGCAAACCGGCGTAACTGCGCATTCTATGTCCAGTCCTTTTACGATCACGTTCTTCAGGCCTAAAGTCTTCCGTTTTCTTGGAAAACCTAACCCGACGACCGGTCTCATAAAGGACGTCCCGCGCAACACGTTTAAGCTAATCACCCGTAAGGGTGTGACGCCATTAGCCGGGCAGCCCTTCCAAAAC